AAAAGAAAAAGAAGAAGAAGTTAGTGAGGCTATTATCGCTGGTAAAATTACTAGGGATAACTATTTAGCTTCCTTAGCTAAGCTAGAAAGACTAGCAGAGGAGTCAACAGATGAGTAATCCATATGATGATAATTTACTCGCGGAAGGCAGCGTCTATACCGTAGGTATTAATGATGGCTGTCAATTCAAAGAGGTAATTTATGTCGGAACTAAACTATTCAATGGTAAATCAATGATGGTTTTCAAAACGAGTGGTTCTAATTCTCGACAAATTACTGTTAATCCAAGTTACCATTCGTTTGTAATTGAAGAACCTATTTCAGAAATGAATGAAGTTCTTTGGGAACAATCTGGATGGAGTGAAACGAAAACCCTAGAAGGAGAATCTTAACAATGGGTAAAATAACAGTTTCTGAAGCTGAACAGCTAAAGAAAGATGGAGTTCTATCAGACTCAGCTATTGCAGAAATGCAGAAGAGTGGTCTAGTAGGAATCCGTAAGAGAGGTACCAGACGGTACATGAAGACGGCAGATGGCAAATGGGTCTGTCCTCAATTGTACTTTCAGGGACTGAACAACAGTGACTACAGTAAAAAGATGACCGAGTTTAGAGAGAAGTTCAATACTCTATTGGTAGAGTACACAACTGAACGCTCTGTACCTCAAAACAAGTAGGAGTAAACATGAAGACTCTAGAGAATACTAAAGTTAAAAAGTCTGATAGTGGAGGTTTACCTATCATCCCAGGTACATATCCTGCTCATGTCAGCGGTTTTGACACAGCTGAGTACAATGACAGTATTGTATTCAACATAACATACAAGATAGCCCCAGAAGCTAAACAGTTAACTGTGGATAAGATGGTTCTTGAAGATGGAAATCTTACCCAAGTAACTGATTCCGAAGGCAATAAGGTCACGATAAGTGCATCTTATATGTCAGGAAAAGAGTTCAGGGGTCAAGGTGTTTGGCTAACTCCTAATCCACCACAAGGACAGGGTTGGAGAAATAGAAAATACCAGCAAGTATGTGAGAACTTTGGCATCATATTTGAGAAAACAGATGATGATGAGACTGTTCTCGGAGAAATCGAAGAGGCAGATGTAGTAGGAAAACCAGCGATTGTCAAGCTAGCCAGAGAAGAATACGAAAAAGACGGGGAAACCCGCTTTGCTTGGAAAGTATTTCAAGTGTATCCCTGGAAAGAAGGCAAACAACTGTCGTCAGATGAAATGGGGGCTGATGTCCCTTTTTGAGGTTGTCCCGCGAGACGTACCAAAGTCATATTAACAAAAATGTGTTTACTCTATAATTTAGAGTTCCATTCACAGATGTTATTTAACATTGGAACCTCATAATAGGAATAGGGAAGTTGAGCTAGTCTTAGCTTCCCTTTTCTTATATTTTAAAGTAAATTTAGTAGTGAGCGGTTGATTATCTGTATCCTACCTCGGAGCAGCTTACCCACACCTTATCTCTATACAAGGTATCAGCCGCTCATTTCTTTTTTAAATTAAAAGTGTTAAATTGCTTAAAGGAGTAAACGATGCACGAAGAAAAAGTTATAGATAGATTAGAAAACCCACCAGTAATAAAGAACACAAAACAGATAGACTTAGGAGATATGCCAGAGGACATGGATGTAGAATTAGCAAAAGTTGCTATCTTTGAAATAGTAGAGGAAACTCTGTCTAAGTTCCATGATTCTAATCTTGAGAGCAAGGCTGCTAGGCATAATATTGCTAATGAAATCTTCAAACATATTATTAATGAAGGTTTTGTTTACAAGGTTACAGATAAAGAGTTTGGTGGAGATACTGGTATAGATGCTGATTATGAACAAGCTATAGCAGATATCGAAGCAGACGATATGATGTCTAATTATGCATATGAACAAGACCAAATAAATGAATTAGAAAATCAAAAAGAACACACTAAAAAAGCAAATAAAATAAGTATTAAAGATGTTAATAAAGAAATTTCCAAAGATATGAAAGTATTAGCCAGCATTAGAAGAGCTATACCATCTCCTGTGCCAGGTGGTACAACGGATGAAAAAGGAGAGAAAGATGGAAAATCAAGAAGCAGTAATAAAAATAAGAACAACTGAATCTGAACTAGAATGTATCATCTGGGCATTAACTGCTATAAAAACAGTAAGAATACCTGTTTCTCCTAAGTGGAAAACTCCATATAAATCTCTTTTAAAAGATATGCTAAGAGTTAAAGATGCTCTTGCTGAAGAGAAAAGAACTAGAACAGCTGAGTTAATAAGAGAAAATCAAATTGGCAATACAAAGAAAAGTAGATTCGATGTTGATGTCGAAAAAGAGATACAAAAAGCACAAGGTACGCTAGTAGCAGGTTGTAAGGACGGAGATTGTGATTAAACCCCCACGGGGAATGATATTTCTTGAGAAGTTAAAGAAGGGGGAGATGTTCGAGACTGCTGGTCTAAAGGGTGTAAAAATAAAGACAGGCCCGATGGGCACTAATGTAATTATAATCTCAGCTGACCTGCCTGAGGATGACCAACCGTATTATCTAGGAAAGCACTTATTTGCAAATACAACTGCAATTAAAAGGAGTAAATAATGACTGAACCATATATAAAAAACTGGAAACTTAGAGAAGGTTATCCTTATGACCCTAAAAGCATTAAGGATATAACAGAAATGTTAGCAGAACATGGTAATGGATGGTGGTGGTACAAGAACGCATCAGACAAAACCAAAACAGAGTCTACTCCATCTGAAAGAAGGCTAAAAAAGAAAGGTGGTAGCTTATCTAACAATGGAGGTAGAAGAGGATTATAAGGAGAAAGGATGGAAATACTAATTGAACTAGTACAGGTATGGATACTTGTAATGATATGGAGTAAAATAGACGAACTATTAGAAGAAGCTAAGAAAATATAATGCTAAAAAAGTGCAAATGTGGTTTCTGGGTAGAGACTACATGGCAAACTAATATAGGTAAATACTTATACGATAAGGAGGAAAAACCTATGGGTAAAATGGCTTGGGTATCACACCTAACAGAACAGGGCGATAGAGATGAATTAATTGCTTATCTCATGTCTGATTGTTATTTTAAAGACCACAGACAAGCGGAATTAGCTGCTGATAGCTTTCTAGACGCTCAAAAAGAACTGGAGGAAGAAGGAATATGGAAAAGTGCCCCGCATGTGGATATACCCCTACCAGCGGTTCAAAAAAAACAAAAATAAGAGACCTCGTTTGGCAAAGGAACAAAGAAACACAGAACATGCTAAAAACGGTAGTAGGTAAAATACGAACAAATGTCCCATCAGATGATACTGATAGGAAATCCTACAACTTTCTATGGGGAATTAAAGAAATGGATGATGATACATTAAAATGGGCTATGAACATCTACTGTAAAGACAAGATGTATGCTCAAGGGAAAGGATTTAACTTTCTTAGAGCAATGGTTCAAAATCATGCTAAAGACAGGAAAAAACTAAAAGAAGCTGAATCAAAGATGCTTGGCAAAACGCCAAAATCTATAACCGATAAGCGTAAGGAGTTAGGATATGAGTGAAGCACTATTTCCAGTTAGAGAAGAACCTGCAGTTTTTCAAGATGACCCTTCAGGTTACATAAAGACTGGTCATAAATTCATAATAAGAGAAGATACCAATGAAATTCTAAGTTGTATGACTGATGAATATAAACTGGTTACTAATCAAGAAGTGTATGATGCTTCTCAAGATGCTCTGCAAAAAGCAGGTGCTGTTGAAAGAGAAGTTAAAGTACTAAACGACGGCAAAAGAACAATGTGGCGGTACGTTATTCCAAATGTAAAAGTCAAAGTAGCTAAAGACGATTATGTCAATCCTGAAATAATGATTAAGAACAGCTATGATGGCTCATGGGAAATAGGAATAATAGCTGGTGCATATAGATTGGTATGTTCTAATGGCATGGTCATTGGAGTTATACTGTCTAAGAAAACAAATAGACATTCTATTTATAATCCACGCATAGCTGAATTGCCTGCGTTAATAGAAGAAACTATCCAAAACACGTCAGAAGTCTTCAAGGTGGACTTTGCCCTTATGTTGGAAACAAAAGTTCGGCAGAGTCACGTTCAGGAGCTAATAAAGATGATTCCTACGAATGTAATGGAAGGATTTATCCAATATCTGTGTACTCACAAGCCTGATACTTATTGGGACTTGTTTAACGCAGCTACATGGGTGAATACACATCACATGAACAGGGATTTCATGAGTACTCACAAGTTTGAGTCTCAAATCTTTCCAACTGTAAGAGGTTGGGCGAATCAAGTGGCGAGTGCATAAAGTACACGTATAAGGCTGGGCATTGCCAGTAGGTTATTGCTGTAATAAAGCTAGCGTCCTATGCTATGGCTCCAGCCTTATTCTTTTTAGGAGAAAACAATGGCAGATAATAAGTGGCTTGATTGCCCTGTAATTATACCATACTACGGTGGCAAATATTTCTTAAGCCAAAAACTAGTTCCTATGATTCCACAGCACGACAGGTATATCGAAATGTTTGCTGGAGGACTGTCAATGTTTTTCAGAAAAACGAAAGTCGAGTGGAATGTAGTTAACGATTTAGACAAAAATGTAGTAAACTTGTACACAGTATTAGCTGAACGATTTGATGAATTTGTAGAATATATTGAATGGTATGTCAAAAGTAGAGAACTCCACAAAGTACTTAAAAAGTATATTAAGAACTCTACTGTTAACAAAATACCAGATGTTAAAAGGGCTGCGAGATATTACTATCTTGTTCGATGCTCTTTTAATAACAATCCTCAAGGCACATTCAGTAAAAACTCAGCCGACTGGGATACTTCTAAACTTATACAAGACCTAAGATACTCAAGACTCTATTTGGACAGTGTCCTTGTAGAGAATCTTGATTTTAGGACGCTTGTAGAAAAGTATCCACCGAGACATGGTGACTTTTGGTATCTAGACCCACCTTATATAGTGGCAGGTACACGAAATGACTATTATCTCCATTCCTTCAAAGAAGAAGACCATTCTGCTTTAAAGGAAGTCTGTGATTTCATTAACCTAAGTGGTGGAAATTTTATGGTAAGCTATGACGATAAACCTGTGGTGCATGAACTGTATAAGGATTATAACATAGAAGCTATACCAGTTAAGTATGCTGGGCAGACAACAAAGAGGGAATACAAAAATGAGCTGGTAATTACTAATTACGAAAAAGTCTCATATCAGGAAATCTTATTCCATGGAGGATAACATGAAAACACAATACGATATGAAACTTCCGCCCAATGATATGGAAGCAGAGGAATCAGTACTCGGTGCTATTCTAATGGGTGGATTTGAAACCTATGATAAAGTATCAGAAATAATACAAGATGATGAAGCATTCTATGACCATCTAGCTAGACATACATTTAGAGGAATGGGAAGGCTAAGAAAAAGAGAACAAGTAATCGAACCTATCACATTAATAAATGAAGTTAAAAAGAAAAATAACGGAGTAACTGCATATTATATAACAGGCTTGCTTGACAGAGTTCCTGGGCCGTCTATGGCTGGACAACACGCTAGGATGGTTTGGGAGAAATTTGTTCAAAGACAAGTAGGACGAACCGCATACAAATTATATAATGCAAGTTTCTCAAACATAGATACTACTAGACAGATACTAGAAGAACATGGCAGATATGTTGATGTACTAAGAGCCTTACTGCCTTCCAGGAATGGGGATATAGGTACGATAGTTCAAGAGACAGTAGATAAGATTATTAAGGGAGATGCTATGATTCCCTTCAATTTCAAACCTTTGGATGATTTCTCAGGTGGAATGACCAGAGGCGAGATAACTGTGCTTGGTGGAAGACCAGGGCATGGTAAAACAACTCTAGTAGTCAACCTAATAGGAAAACTAATATCAGCAGGAAAGAAAGTATTGCTGTTAAATCGAGAGATGAGTAATACAGAAATGATGAGAAAGCTATTAGTAATGGAATCTAAAGATATTACCTATGATGAAGTAAGACGAAACAAAGTATCAAAAAAAGTAGAAGAAAAATTAGTAAACGGATTAACAACTATAATATCAGATAAGTACAGCAATTTAACAATGTACGATGACATAAGAAGCCTTGAAGAAAGTATGGCAGAAGTTACCAAGTTCAAGCCAGATGTAATCATTGATGATTATATTCAACTTGTCTCAGTTAGTGGAACTATAGAAAGAAGGTTTCAGCTAGAAAGAGTAATGAACGATTACAAATGGATATGTAAAAAGGAAAACTGTTCAGCCATCTTAGTTAGCCAGTTAAACAGAGAAATAGAACGTAGGTTTGACCCAAAGCCTAAGCTGAGTGATTTTGCTGAGAGTGGTGTTATTGAACAGTGTGCAGAGTCTGCTCTGTTTGTATACTATCCGTATCA